TATTTATCAAGCAACAAGTTCTACAAACTCCCCAAGAATCTTTTTATTCATCTTCTTGGATTTCAAACTCTTTACAAAAGCAGATTTGATTTGTGACTTAGTGGCATCTTCAGCAACATCAAACTCAGCATCCTGAGAAAGAGCATTGGCAGAAAGACCGAAGTAAGAATGATAACCAGACTTCTTGATAGTGAATGCTTTTTCTTTCTTCCAAGCATTCATCGTCTTCACAAACTCATCACCATAGTATCCACAATAACGGCGAATAAAGTTACCAGCATCACGACCTTCCAGAACACGAATACCGATGAAGTTAATGTCGGCAAACTTGTCCCGCAGGTTGCGAAGAAACACATCGGTCATCTGATGCCATTCACAATCCAGAGAATATGTGCTTCCAGTTTTACGATCACGCAAAAATGATCCAAATCCAATACCAGCAGTTCCCAGAAAAGGACCGTCTTCCCATTGACGCTTTACTTCGCGGTGATACTTAATACCACACGCTTCACCATCAGTCAGAATTACACACTGAACTTTCTGAAGTTTGTTCTCCTTCTGAAACTTAGGCAAAATCTGATGAAGAGAAATCAGTGCCTCATTCAAAGGAGTGCCTGAGAGAGACAAACCCAGAGGAATAGAATAGCGAGAATAATAGTTGCGACCAAAGGCAGTAGCAAGGCGGAAAATATTCTTCATTTGTTCTTCCAGAGTCTTACCATTAACTTTACTGGTCAGCAGATTCATCATAGAGAACCATTCACCAACTTGGATCAGACCATCTTTTTTCTCATAAGCAAGTTCACGAAAACTTGCCTTACCCTTCTCATCATAAGAAACCAAAGGATAATCAGTCGTGAAGGCATAAACCTCAAACGGGATCGCAACTTTCTTACAGAACCAGACAAGATTGAAGAGTTGCTTGATCGTATCCAGCATCACATCACACATCGAACCAGACCAGTCCAGAACGAACACCAGACCGTGATTCTTACCGTTGGCAAGAGTGGTGACTTTCTTGAAAAGGTCTTCGTTGTATTTGTAGGTATGAAGTTTAGAACAGTCCAGAACACCAGTACGGGCAGTTGTAGCACGAGCATAGGAGTCTGCTGCCTTACGACACTCAAACTCTTTCACAAGATAGTTCACTTCCTTTTGAGCAGAACGCTTGAACTCTACAAACTGTCGATCAACTTCACCAAAGAGGTCTTCATACTTATATCCAGTATTTTCCGAATAAGAGTCCCAAGTGGTTTTACAATTAGAATGAATCTCAGCATTCGGAACAATCACTTTTTTCAGATCAAGTTTAGGCAGTTCCAAATAAACATTTTCAGGACCACTATTATTGACAAGTTCTTTCAGTGCCTCTTCCAGAGACTCCATCGTCTTCACTTCAGGTTCTTCATTCTTCTCGCCACCCCGTTCTTGAGTGGTATCACCCATTTCTGGGGTGGTTTCATCAGAAGTGGGAGCACCTTCAGAAGAATCAGACTCAGGTTGGTCGTTCTCACCTTCTTGCTGGTCACTAAAATCAGAGGCAGGTTGATTATCAGCACCACTTTGCTGCGACTCAAGATTGTCCAGAGAAATCTTGGTTTCTTCCTGTTGCTTTTGTTTGCAATACTTATAGAGTTCTTCTGCGGCAATCAAAACATCAGCAAAGGTCTCAGTATCGGCAATCAGATTGATAATTTCAGTTTCTTCACCACGCTCAATAGGAATATCAATATAGTTCCCAATCTTGAACCACAAGTTTGCGCGGTCGGCAAGATTATAAGTTTCCAGTTTATCATCACCAATCTGGAAGAAATCATCATCGGCAAGTTCCTTGTAACCGTTAAAGAAGGTCTTGGCGAGACCAGCATAACGACGCTTCATTAGTTTCTCAATGCGAGCGTCCTCAACCACATTCACAAACTGCGGAGGAATCTTATGAGTCTTCAACCAATCCTCATCAGGCGTATAAAGAGCGTGACCGACCTCGTGACCCACCAGAAGGTCATACACAGTGTTGCTTGCCTTCTCCCACAGAGGCAGGGTCAGCACACGGGTATGAACATTAAAGCAGGCAGTCTCCACCTTCTTGTGCTCAACCACAAGGTCTTCGGTGGCAAGAAGTTTAGCAAGTTGGGACTTGATTTCGTGGCGGACGGTCATTTAAGTTGAATCGTATGAATGTATAATACAGAAGAACCTCCCTTTTTGGGGGAGGTCATGTGCCGCTTTTTAAAGTGGCTCAGTCGTGCTTTTGCTTGTCGGAGTGCTTGCGGTTTCAATTTCCGTTTCTGCTCCTTTTTAGAGTGGTGTTGCCAGTTGGGAAGTTTCATTCGCCTTGTGCTTGTGGGGACAGATTACTATCTGTATTTACGGAAGTCAAGGAGTCCAGTTGAGAAAGTGTCCTATTCTTATATCTGTTTAGTGCTGCCTGTCTCATTTTTTCTTTTGCTTCTGGTGAGTGGGTTTTACCTTTCATAGGATTATTTTCACTCATTTTTAAACTCATATTTTTTTTAAACTCATCACTTTGAGTTTTACCATACATTCCATTTTTTTCTCCAGAATTTTTTCTTCTGGGATCACCTTTCATTTTTTCAATAGTTTCTTGGGAATGTTTTTTTCCCAACATAGGTGGCGTCTTTTCTTTTAATTTTTCTATTGTTTCTAGGGAGTGTTTCCAACCAGAATTTATAGTCATTCCTCCACCACCAGAAGAAACATTTAATAAATTAGAATTTTCAGAAATATACTTTATTTCCAAATTTTCAATATAAGAAGCATCTTCACTTTGCTCTAAAATAGATAATTTAAAATTTTCAATTCCATATTTTCTAATAGAGTTGTAAAATTTAGGACAATCATTTTTCTTCTTTTCAGTTTTATAGGCATACTGATGCTTTTTCCACCTTTCTTCTGGTTTAAGAGAAGTTATACCAATGTATTTTTGTCCCGTAATTTTATTTTCAATACAATATAAACTATACACTGAACTAAATGAGAACTGAATTATAATTATTTATAAAATATTATAATTCAGTTTTATAAGAGAATCCACTTTTCTTTTCAAATTTAATTGTGCGTTCAAACTTGTCCTGAAGATCTGTTTTATGAGAGATTACAAAAACATTAATGTCTTTAATAACATATCTAATAATCTTTAAAAATTCATCAGCACCAAATCCATCAAGAGAAGAATCAAAAACTTCATCAAATAAAAGAATATTACAATTTACAGAATTTTTGACTCTTGCCACTTCTCTCCAGGCAAACAATAAACTCAAATCAATCCTTGCCTTTTCACCTTCACTGAAAGAACTGTAAGAAAAATCTTCGTGAATAGGTGACTTAACACTCTCATTAAATTCAGAATCCAATTCAAAATTAATATAAAAATCCATCATCTGTAGGTAACGATTCACCTGCTGATTTATGAACGGAAGATACTTCTTGATGATCTTCGTCTTTACGCCATCGTCCTTGAGTAAGGAATAGGCAAAATCGTAATAAACGATTTCTTCTTTTTTCTTTGAGAGGTCTTCAAATGTTTTTTGGAGATTGGTTTGAAATTCTTCTAACTTCTCATGCTCAGTATTTCTGTTTGCAAGGTTTTGGGTAATAGTTTGAATTTCATGTTCAAGGTCTCTGATTTGTCTCTGGTTGAGGGAAATCCGAGTATTGTTTTGAGAAATCTCATGGTTGAGTTTCGTAATCTCCTTAGATAGAACTGTGAATTGACGCTCTCGTTCCTGTTCTAACTTTATAGTCTCCTCAAGTTCTTGAAAACCTTTCTGGAGTTCCTTTGCCTTATTTTGAGCGTCTGTAATTCTATTTAACCGAAACTCTTCTTCTATTGTTTGAGTGCAAGTAGGGCAGACCGTATTCTCACTAAAAAACTTATGCTCTTTGGTAATAGAAGATACTTTCTGTGAGATCTTACCCTTAAGATTGTTAAGCTTTACTAACTTATCATCAGCACCAATAACTTCTTCCTGCTCTTTGGTATAAGTAAAAATCTGCTCTTCCGTCTTAGCATTCTCAGTCATATAAATGCCAACTTCTGCGTCCAAATTGGTAATTTTTTGTTGGTTGGCATTGATATTGGCATTACCACGATTCTCAAGTTCCTCAATAAAACTCTGTTGCATCTTCATCTTATCCTTAAGAGTTTCTTTCTTAAGTTCAAGAGATTTAATTTGATCTTTCTTTTCACGAATCTTATCCTTGATGAGATTATTCATCGCAGAAAAAATACGAATATCAAGAAGGTCTTCAATGACTTCACGACGATGTGCCGTAGTCAGTTGCATAAAAGGTACAAAAGTACTACTACCCAAAATTACAATTTGAGTGAAAGATTTATAGTTAACCTTAAGAATATTCTCTTCTAGAATTCTTTGATTAGCACGATCATCTGCTTCTTTATGCAGAGGAACTCCATTGACCTCAATATCAAAAATATTTGGTTTAATACCACGACGAACAAGATAATCTCGACTATTCACAGAGAATTCAATCTCTACAAGACAATCTTTTTCATTTGTAGTATTAACCAGTTGTGGTTTGTTAATCTTACGGAATGGTTTATTAAAAAGAACAAAAGTAAGTGCATCCAGAATTGTGGATTTACCTGCACCATTTGTTCCGATAATTAAATTTGTATGGTGTTTTTCAAAATCAACTTCTGTCCAATGGTTCCCAGTAGAGAGGAAGTTGCGCCATTTAATCTTGTGGAATACTAACATTCTTAGGAGGAATAACGATATCGTCAGGAGTGATCACAGCATACTTGTAATTATACATCTTACACGTCTTGATTGCAAGCTCATCATCAACTTCTACAACTTCCATTTCTTGTTCTTCCTGATCCTCTAATTGAAGTGCATAACGAGTTGCATCATCTTCTTCTTCAAACAGAAATAAAACTTTATGACCATATTGGTCTTGAACTGCATATGCTCCGTCGTCTTTTCTGTCTTTGAGTGTAAGAAGAAACATTTATTCTACTTCGCAAGCTTGTTTATAAAGATCTTGGAATATTCCCTTGATGACATTCTTATCAAACTCAAACTCTGCCTCATCAATATATCTATTCAAAATAGAAATCGTGCTTTCTTCTTCATCAATCTCAAAATCTTCACTTTCTTGAATATCAAAGTTTTCAACAATTTTAAGTTCTTGAATACCAGCAGTATAAAGTTTATCAATAAACTTTTCAAAATCTTTTGGTTTGGATTTCTTACGGACAATCACTTTAACAATCTTATTCTCATATTCAGTAGCATCAAACAACTGATAAGGAGTGTCCTCATAATAAATGTGATAAAACAATTTATAAGGATTGTTGATTGGAGTATGAGTGAGGGTTTCCGTATCAAAGATGTGAAAACCACGAGTATCGTTCACATCCGTCCAATACATTTCATAAGGATTTCCAAGATAAAAAACCTTACCATTATCAGAACGAGTATGATAATGCCCAGAAAATACTTTAGTGAATTTATCAAAAATCTTTGGATCCGTTCCGTGATCTTCCATAATCAAATTGCGATTCACACGGAAACCTTGAAGTTCCAAATGACCCATTGCAACTTTTGCTTTGGACTTTTTGATTTGATTGAGAGTTTCATCATAATTCTCACTACAAATCCAAGGCACCATCATAATATCCAAACCACCAACTTTAATGGTCTGTGGAGAACTATAGGTCCGAATATTAGGATAGGTTTGAAGGAGCAAACTTGGGGAGTTAACACTATTAGTATTTTTATAATAGCAATCGTGATTACCAACAACCATATGAACCTCATAATCCCGTAGAGGTTCAAATACAACTCGCTTTGCCCATTCCAGACTTTGATAATCAATTGACTTGCGACTATCAAAAGCATCCCCCATATGAATGACTGCTTCTACCCCTTGCTCTTTTAGAGCAGGAAAGAAAACATTCGTATAAAAGAGTTCAAAATGGTCGTGGAGATACTTTGAACCTTTTCTTGCCCCGTAGTGACTATCGGTTAAAATGGCAACCTTCATCTGTTATTTCTGTATTGAATATTATCTTTAATTGTATTATAGTCCGAACTGCTGCCAGAAAGCAAGCTGTCGTCAACCATCATAACCTCATCAAATCCTGTTCGTTCGATAATCTTGGTCTTAATATCTAACTGCTTCTTTTCCTTTTGAATTCTTCTCAGGAATGCATAGTGAATAATCTGAGTGAAGTAAGCAAAAGGATTCTTTGATTTCTCTGGATCAAAGTTGTGAATATATTGAACGCAATTTTCAATTCCGTCAGAAATCATATCCTCACGGAACATATAATTCACAAAGTTTGGTTTATATGATAAATGAGTCGCAATCTTTAGAAAACATTCACCAAGATAGTTTGGAATCGGTGGTTTGCCTTCCCAATGCTTTCCCCTATCTTCTTTGGTTGGTTTTCTATCATACTTTTGAAGAAAAGAATTTTCGACCTTAGAACGATAAACAATCATCGCTTCTAATAATTCTCTGTTGTTTACATAATGTTCAGTCTTTTTCTTTGACATACCATTGGACTCATCTATAATTTTTGTTTATTATAGCACACTTTCCAAAGGCTTGACAAGATCTGAAATCATGAGTAGAATCGCTTTGTCGCCTTTGAAGATAAGAATCTAGCCTTCTTTAAGACCTTTAAAGAGATTTTCAAGTTTCTTACGAGCATCTTCAACAGAAGAAATATAACCCATTTTGGATGAGGGTTTTACTTTGCCCGAAGGATTATAAACATCTATAGAATCATCTTCAATATAATTTGTATACATATTGATTAATTTTTTATCTTTAGTTTCAGTCATAGTAATAACCTTATCAAGTTTAATGATAAAAAAGTCATCGTCTGACATTTCTATCCAAGGTTTTACTTTAATATACATTCCATGTTGATTATGGAATGATTTCATTGTTACTGGATTTTGAAGTACAATGACAGCATCTCCATCATTTTCGTCTACCATAATTAATGATAGAATTTCTTCACCTGATACTAATTTAATAATTGCGTAAAACTCTTCTCCCATTAGTTTTTAAGCGGTATGTTTACAATATCATAATTAAAGTTTTCTTCGTTATAAACTTTGATTCTTTCGATTAAGTGATTAAGTGTATAGTTTTTTCTTGACTTATAACTGATATCATCGGCAATGTCATATAGAGTTGCCTTTACTTTGTTTTCGCCTTTTCTGAGTACTCTGCCGATAGATTGGAGATTTCTAATTCTCGACTTCGATGGTGAAGCAAACACAACGTTATGTAAGTTACGTATATTAATACCGGTAGAAAAAGTCCCATAAGATGCTACGATAATTGCATTATTTTCTTTTTCTGTAATTTCACGAACTTTCTCTCTTTCTTCAGTATCTACACCACCATGGACAAAGAAGACATGGCGCTCATCCTGAATGTTACTATTTATGAGTTCGTATAAAGGTTGCCCGTGACCTTCAACTCTAGAAAATAGAATTAGAGTATTACCTTTAAGGTCTAGAGCAAGGTTTTTAATAAACTTATTACGTTTTTCGTGATTGATAATATACTGAACTTCATCTTCAAAAGTCTCAAATTTATTCGGTGGGTGTTTCAATAGAAGAATATTAATATCCAACTTGGCAACGTGACCCTTCTGCATCAGTTCTTCTGTTCTGATGATTTTATATGAAGGACCAAATAAACCTTCTAGAATCCATTTATGTGTCTGCGTACCGTCTAGAGTTCCTGTAAAACCGTAACGATATTTTGCATCAGAAAGTTTTGTCATTATAGATACTAATGACTTTGATTTAAACTGGTGTGCTTCATCTCCAACGACCACATTAAATCTTGAGAAATATTGTCGGGGAAGTTTGTAGATGGACTGCCAGGTCGTAATGATCACCTGAGAGTCCGTTTCTCTTTCTTTTCCTGCGTATATCTTGTGGCAAAATGAACCCACATCCCACCCATAATCTGCAAAGTCTTTATACATCTGCTCTACAAGGGATGTCGTCGGCACGACTATCAGAGTATTTTGTCCTTTCTCAACGTAATATCTCACAATCGAATATATCATCAA